CTTACCCATGTCTTCAACAGCACCACGCATTTCATCTTGAACTGTTGTTCTGTTTGCTTTTGATCGAGCTTCAGCAAGATCCATTGCAGTAGATTGAAAAGTAAGTTTATTAAGTCCTTTCAGTTCTTCAAAGTCGCCATGAACACCTGTAGAAATACCGGGCCGCCAATCACTTTCTGACTCTTCTTTAAGTGCCTTCAGTACGTTTTTTAAGGATGTTTCAGTCCTACTGCTTCTTTGTATAGGCTTATCACCTTTGGCTTGTTTAGGTCTTAAAGGATTATTACTACCACCTTCAATCCACTGTTTACCATCCCATGAAGATAGTTTACCGTCAATAATAGCTGTAGGAACAGTAAGGCCGTCCTTATTGATAAAACCATCTAAATCAAAGTTAGTGCTGGTTTGCCCTCTTGTAAGGAACTTACCTACACCATTAAGCGTAAGTAAGTCATTCTCAAGCATTTGTTTAGCTATTTTTTTCCTCTCATCAGAAACATCAAAGGTATCTATTACTACAGTAGCTTTATCTACATTCTTTCTTTTTAATCGTTCGGTTTCTTCTCTTTTTACATAGATCCCAAAAAGTTTGTCATTTAATGCTTTAGAATCTTTTTCAAACAAACTCTTAAACCTTGAACTATCTGCATAACCTAAACTATTTACTAAATCTTTCTGACCTTCTAAGTCATCAGCAGCTACAGCCGCTGCTCTTTTTAGAGTACCTAAGTAAGTAGAGCCTTGTTCTGGAGTGTAAGTGCCATCTAAAACAAAATTAGCTGCTCCTATATCACCAAGATCAGCTAGTGCGTCAGCAATACTTTCAACTCTTTGTTCTTCTTTAGTTATATTAGCTAGTCTTTCTTGTTCAATCTTCTCTCTTTGAGCATCACCAGCCATTTGTCTTTGCATCTGAATAATTTGATTACTAATTTGAGCACGCGCATTAATGTCTGTTTCAAACTGTAAACGTGCTTTAGCTGCTTCTATAGCACCTTGTGGAGTAGTAGTATCTATACCTTGTTGAGCAGCCAGTATCTTTTCTTCAGGAGATCTCATGTCCACCCCAAGCAAACCACCAGCACTTCTAGTTAACAAGTCAGTAATATTACTACCGCCCATCAAAGGTTGACCTGTTGGGCCTACTCTGTTTACTGGATTATTTGTAAACAATCCTCTAAGTTGATCGCCTAATGCCATGTTATCTCTCCTTACTTAAAAAGCCAAGTAACGCATTAGCTACATTACCTGCTGTGCTACCCGCTGAACTAGCACTGGCACCAGCTACATTACCCTGTGCGTTTATCAATGAATTATACAGACCCGCTAGACCTTCCGTCCTAGTTTTTTCTGCACCAAGTCTTTCTGATAATCCAGACATACCAGCTTCAGCAAACAAACCAGCACCTTGTCGTTGAGCTACACTAGATAGGTTAGCTAAGTTAATAGCTGGTGTTAATGCACCAAGTAACTGTTGCTCAGGAATATACTGTAAACCTAAAGAAGCACCTATGTTACCTAGCTGTGCTTGCTGGAATGCAGCGGGTAAACTAGCAGCTTGAGAACCTAGCCCAAACATACCTGTAGCAGCAGCTAAGTCACTAGCTCTTTGTTGTTCAGCTTGACCAATGGATGCTAGAGAAGCTTGATTCATAGCTTCAGCCCTAGCTTTCTCCATAGCAAACTGTTCAGGGGAGCCACCAAACTGTGCTGTACGCAAACCTGTACGCCCTTGTGCGGCTAGTCTTTCATTAAGTGCTATCTGTTGACGCTGTTCTTCAGGCATCTGTGTAGCTCTAATGCGGTCATATACATCCTGCTCTCTACCAGCAATACCTCCTTGAGCTTGCTTTAGTAGTCCCTGTACGCCTCCTAAAGCTTGACTCTGGATACCTGATACATCAGGAGCACCACCATAGCCGCCTGTTAAACCGCCTGTAATACCGGCTAATTGAGACTGTAGAGCCTGTTGCTGTGGAGATAAGGTAGTAGTGTAACCACCTTGAGGCCCAGCGGATACACCACCAAAACCTGTGCTAATACTGAACGGCTTAAATGCTGTATCTGCTTGTGCTTGACCACCTATACGCAAAGCTTCAGTTTGTGCTTCTTTACCTAAGCCTCGCATCTCATTAAGTGCGTCTATGCCTAAGCCAGTGCCTAATATCTGACCACCAGTGCCACCTAAGAAGTCACTTACACCACCTAGAAGACCACCAAGAAAATCTGTTCCTGCTGTATTGGTAGTGTTACTAATAAAGTTATTATTGTTCAAGAAATCTAATGCTTCTTGATCTGTCATTCCTAAGGATGCTTCTGCCATTGTTCTATCTCTCTATACTAATAATGTTGTTACTACTGAAGCTGCACCAGTTACTACTACAGTAATAACAAGCCAAGCAAGGCGATCCCACTTCTGTGCATGGGATGCAGCTAGTTCCTTTAGTTGTCTTAGCTCCGCTGAAGCTTCACCCCAGCGTTCACCACATTCTTTCTCATGTTGTGCTATGCGCTCTAAAGCCTCCATAGCTAATTCTAGCTGCGTACCTTGCTCTAGCTTCATTATTGTTTAGCCTTGCCTATGTTAAGTGCAATAATGTCAAGCCACTTGTATGCTTTAGATACTAAGTTGTCATCTGTCTGCGTTGGTGTTACTGCTGCTATAGCTGACGCTAGAGCCACAAGAGCAGTTGCAATGTTAAATGCGTCTAATATGTAGTTCATTTATGCCTCTGGATCATATGCGTTTGCAGCAGTTATGGCTGCGTTGACTGTAGACATATCCTCAGAACCCCAGTCTTCTAAGGCTACCATGTGCTCAAGATACCCACAGCTACGCAGAATACGTTCTTGCTTCTCAGTATTGGTCAAGTCGTTGCCAAACTCATTGCTTGAATCTAGGACGCTTTCAATTACGTTTACGCTACCTAGCATTACTGAGTAGTCTTGTGCGATTTGATCTGCTTCTCTAGTCATTTTTTTATCCTTCTAGTGCCGCTATGCGGTCTGTTAGTGCTGTGATTAGTGCGCTTTGTTCTTGGATTGCTTTGACTAAGATAGGTACGAACTTGCCGTACTGTAGACCCAACTGCTTGCCGTCTTCACCCAGCGATACCGTCAGGTTTTTCTTATCGGTAGCCTTATATCCAGCAGCTTCTTCAAGATCACGCACTGCTTGCGCCTTGAAGCCAATGTCCATCCAATCTTCTTTGTGAGTGCCGTCCGGTGTCTGAGCAGCAAGATCATAGTCATCAGCAGTCTTGTCGCCGTACTTAGATCGCTTGTCCCAATAGTAGGTGACAGGCTCTAAAGCTTTTACAAAGTCTAAGCCAAGGTCTAAAGCAGTGAAGTCAGTCTTGTCTCTTTCGTCAGAAGAAACTGTCCAATCTACCTGAATAAAACATTGTGAAATGTTTTCATCGCCAAGAACCATTGTGTTACTGCTGGCAGCAAACTGTCCACCGGGACTGCCTGATCGTCCTGCATCGTGCCCAAGGAAAAGGTTATTAGAGCCGGTTGTTAGTGAGGCACCAGCCTGTATACCAATGAGGGTATTGCTACTACCTGTAGTAACTGCTGAGCCTGCAGTGCGTCCAACCGCAGTATTACTTGCTGCACCATTCTGAGTTTTAAGCGCCTCACGGCCTATGGCTACGTTGTTGGCTGATGTTGTTTCAGAGCCTAAAGCATTGACCCCGATTGCAACATTTTGACCGCCTGTAGTCAGAGCATCACCAGCAAGACTACCGATGAGAGTGTTCTCAGTTGCCGTGGTGACTGACGCACCTGCATCGTATCCCACTGCTGTGTTGTAAACATTTGTTGCCGAAGTAAAGTTTTGATTCTGTAAAACACCATAGCCTACCGCAACTGACCTTGAACCAAGAGTGTCTGTAGTTAGTGCTGAACGCCCTAAAGCCGTGTTTCGGTCTGCATCAGTAAAAGCATCACCAGCACGCGCTCCAAGAAAGGTGTTGTTTACGCCCGTGGTGAGAGCTAGACCTGCGCTATGACCAACTGCTGTATTCAAACTATCCGTAGCCGTTGTGAAGTTTTGACTAGCTAAAGCATCTTGACCAATAGCTACGCTTTTTGACCCTAATGTATCTGTGAATAACGCATCTCTACCTACAACGGTGTTTTCTGATCCAGTAGTCAAAGCGGTACCTGTACGCGCTCCCAAGAGGGTGTTTTTAGTTCCCGTGGTGACGTTTGTGCCTGCATCAACCCCTACTGCCACATTGAAAGCATCTGTAGCTGTGGTGAAGTTTTGCAAAGCTAAAGCCGCATTACCAATAGCTACTGATCTGCTTCCTAACGTGTCCGCACCTAATGCGGCAACCCCCATTGCTACATTTCTAGTACCTACAGTGATCGCATCACCCGATAGGCTTCCAACAAGAGTGTTCTGCTGTCCCGTGGTAACTGCGGCTCCTGCTGCATAACCAACTGCCGTATTGTAAGAATCTGTAGCCGAAGTGAAGTTTTGTTCATTTAAGGAAAAAGTACCTACAGCTACAGATTTACTGCCTTTCGTATCAGCAGTTAACGCTTGATACCCTAGTGATACATTGCTGGCTCCAACCGTGAGTGCATCGGCAGCAAGACTACCGATGAGAGTGTTCTGAATGCCTGTGGTAACTGCTCCACCTGAGTTGTATCCTACGACAGTATTATAATTACCACCGCTTGCAATGCTGTTACCTGCGTTGACACCTATACGGACGTTGTTTGTTCCTGCTGATGCGGTGATGATGTCTGCACCGTCTGCAAAGGTTACATCGGCTGCGAAGTTTGCTGCGCCGTCAACGTCTATAACGTCTAGGTTTGCAGTGCCGTCAACATCAATGTCACCAGAGATGTCTAGGGCTGTACCTATTAATGTTTGTGTAAATGTAACTTGACCATTGGCAGCTATGGTCATTGCATCTACATCTGAAGCAGAGCCAATAGTTTTACCATCGCCAATAATTATATCGTCAGTAAATGTGGCAATGCCTGTTACGGCTAGTGTAGATGCTATACTTACGTTGCCTGATGAACCTTCTAAAAAGAAAGCATTAGTATTACCATCGGACTCAATACGGAAGTCTAGGTCAGCACTTTGTTCATTAAATACAGTTTCTGTAGGGGTTACTAACAGGCGTGAATTAGAAGAACCAGCAGTCAACGTAGATAGTTCTAAAGCAAAGTCTTCAGAGCCATTAGATACATCTGTTATTTGTGAAGTTATCTGACCGTAGTATGTTTTCTCATCGGCATCGTTTTTACCTGAGAAGTACACTTGACCAGTTAAGTCATTATCCGCTGCTGATACAGAGTTTCTAAATAGATCTAGTATTGGCCCTGCGTTAGCATCAGCAGACGTAGAGATCAAAGCTAATTGAACAGTATCATCGGCTGTAGTAATAGTAGCGTTGCCAGTCAAAGCTGCGTTTGCACCACTAATCTTACTGTCTAACTGAGTCTGTATAGCTGAAGTTACACCGTCTGTGTAATTAAGTTCTGCTGTAGTTGCTGTAACGCCATCTAAAAGATTTAACTCAGTTGCAGTAGAGGTTACACCGTCAAGGATATTTAACTCAGCAGTTGTACTAGTGACTCCATCTAAGATATTTAACTCAGCAGCAGTACTGGTGACTCCATCAAGGATGTTTAGTTCCGCTGTAGTTGACGTAACACCATCTAGGATATTTAGTTCCGTAGCAGAGGAGGTAACTCCATCTAGGATATTCAGTTCTGCTGTAGTAGAAGTAACGCCATCTAAGATGTTTAACTCTGCCGCTGTACTTGTGACACCATCCAGAATGTTTAGTTCTGCTGTAGTGCTAGTAATACCATCAAGTACATTTAACTCTGCTGTAGTAACTGTAGCACCATCTAGTATCTCTAGTTCTGCTTCACTAATTGTAGCGGAACCTATAGTAAATGATGTAAGGATAGTAGGGGTAGTAAGCGTCTTGTTCGTAAGTGTCTGTGTACCTGTAAGAGTAGCTACAGTGCTGTCAATGGCTAGAGTAACACCAGTACCAGAAGCAGTAGAGGTAACACCAGTGCCACCTAAGATACCTAGAGACTCAGAGTCCAAGTCAATGTCAATACTAGCAGAACCATCAGTAACATCTAAGTCCTGTGCTGTTGTAGTTGAGTCTACATAGGCTTTAACGGACTGTTGTGTAGGCACAAGTACAGCACTGTTAGAGGACATATTGTCTTCATCTACCCAGCCTGTAATAGTAATGGTGCCGTCATTTAAGGAACCAAAAGTAGTAGTGCCTGTTAATGTTACATCGTTAATGTCTGCTTTAGTTGCTGATGCAGTTGCAATGTTATTAAACTCTGCATCTATCTCAGTACCTTTTACAATCTTTCCAGCATTGCCTGAAGGTAACGAATCTTTAGCTGCAAAGTTAGTTGTTTTTGTGTAATTACTCATTAAATTAGTCTACCTATAATAGCTTCTGTATTTAGTTCTTGTATGGACAATGCTCTGCCGTCTATTGTAGCGTCTATACCAATAGTAGCTACCTTACCTGATCCTCTAGCTTTTAGCTTTGCAACGTCAATAACAATAGTTGCACTGTACTCTGAAGCCGCTACGTTATACTCTGCTACTCCATACTCAGCTATCAAACTTGTGGCTACAGTAAATGCTTGCTTACTATAGCCTTCTGTATAGTCATAGGCCCAGTTAGCTACTAGCTGACTACCTGACCCACCTATAAGAGTTAAGTTAATTTCTTTAAGCATCTTTACTCTGGAAGGATCACCAAAAGCTAGAGGCTGTGTGTAGTACTTCATTATGTAAGTGCTGGTGTTGTCTAAATATCCAAAGTACCTAGATACACCGGATACACCTCCAAAGTATAGTTCTCCTCCAACGTCATCTCTAGCAGCCGTTAAGATACCAGTAGTAGGCCATGTTGTAACTCTGTTACTCCCGTCCTCTAGTTTACTTCTTACATCAAAACAGTAAACAATCTTAGCGGTTACAGGGAATATTAAAAGATAAAAAGCATTCTCTACGCTGTATACAGATTTAATGTTACCTGTTTCAAGAGTAGTATTATAAACAAGTTCATCTCTAATGCTTCTAGAGACATCTCCAATAGGGTTAGACTTTTCTTGTATAACTCTACCTAAACTACGGACACCAGAGCTAGATAAGAAAAACAAGTCTGAGCCTGTAGACTGTACGCTGTCTCTAGCTACACAGCCTATGTTTGTAATAGTGTCCTGTAGCGTCATAGAAGACGGTGAGGAAGCACCGGAGTACAGTAGTATGCTACGCTTACCAAAGATAACCAATAAGTCATTAAACTCTGCTAGTGCAGTAATCTCATCATGTCCTGTAGGCCATACAGATGTAACATCTAAACTACCAGTGCTGCCCCCTGTCCACGCATGACCATTAAGACTATCAGACCAGTAAACAGTGTGTTTATTATTTACAATGTCAGCAGCCCAAATCCTACCAAAAGCCGCTAGAGCCTCATTAGCCTGCGGTGGTGTGCCTGTAGCATGGCTATGGTCACTCATAGCTGCTAGTACACCGGATCCAGACTCATCTGTGTATATCAGAGGCTCATGCGCTGACTGCCAAAAGTACGCATGGTTAGCAAAGTTTATAATCTTCCAATTGTTAGCTGATACTGTATAGCCACTTGGAGTTATGTCTGTAAGGCTAGAAGTGCCTGTAAATATCTTATTATTACCAGTAGAGAACACTACAGTTGTGCCACTGTAATCTACATACTGAAATAGGTTCTCTACGCCAACACTAGACCCTAAAGGAGAAGCACTGCTAGTTAAAAGATTAATACCTTTCCTAGCACCTATACGCCCAAAGCTGTCAATGACTGCATTCTCTGCTATAGAAGCATAAGAAGAATCCTGACCTACAGGAGCATCTTGAGTATTAAGACCTCTAAATCCTGGAGCACCAATGTATATGTTTTCTCTTTGCTGTGCCATTATTGCACCGTGTAAATAAATTCTTCAGGGTTCTTATATGCGTCTTGTGCAATCGCATCACTAAGATGTTTGTCAGCAATAATAAAATAATCTTGTGTAGTAGTGCCACCTGTCTCACCCCGCTCTCTAGCAAGCAAAGCTACAGCGTTGTGTATAATAGCCATAGCTGGCAGTACAGTAGTGTCTGCATCAACAGCTAAATCAGGTTCTCTAGAGCACACATCAAAGCGTAGTGAGAACACACCGGATGGCTTAGGGTATACTCTTACTTTAGTATCGTCATTAGAATCTACACCACTAAACGTGTAGGAGTCTGGAGTGCCTGTGACTTCCCCTGAGATGTAGTAAGCATTGTTAAACCAGTTAGGAGACTCATAATGCATAAAGAAGTTAGAGGTGTCGTTAATGGCACTGTATAGTTTAACACGTTCTCCTGCTCCTGTCAAGCTATATTCTGTAGTATCTGCTACTGTAGGCACAACTATAGTTTTGCGTAGGGTAGACCAAGCATGTGAGTCCTGTACTAAACTCTTAGCGTCATTGATGTAGTCACCTACCATTTTAGAGTAAGCTGTTTCAGTAACATCAGCTACTTCTTCTTCTCTAAGCCTTCTCAGTACACCGTTCATTAAACTTAGGTACGTTGTAGCCATTAAATTATTCCTCTAAATAAACCTTGTGGTGCTTGATAACCTTGTAACGGCAACACACGCTTT